TTAGGGATAGCGGATGGGCGCGATAAAGCCGAGTTCGAGCAGCTGCCTGGAACCCGAGAATCGCGTCGAGCATGCATCGGAAAAGTCGAATTCACCCGTCTCCTGAAGACCCTCCAGCATCTTGCGGTAGACGGCCGCAGCGTCGAAGTACTGCCCGTCGGCGACTGCCTGCTCGATCTTCTCTTTGTAGTCGGAGAAGAACTTGAAATGCAGCAGCACGCCGGAGACGGCGGGGAAATTCCTTTCGCAGGGCAAGGGCTGGTGAATGCTGACGCCCAGGCTGCATTCCTTGTCCCAGAAGATGACAGGATATTTGATGAGTTCGAGCAGATGGGCGAATTTGCGCTTGCGCGGGCCGCCCGTGATGCTGATCGCCCGCTTCGTATAGCTGATCTCGTATCCGGAGCCGTCGAAATGATCGGCGATTTCCCACGGCATGCGGCCGTCGTCGCTGTCGAGCGTGGCAGCCCCGAGCCGTCCGGTCGGATACATGTCGAGCATGGGGGCTGCGAGGCGCTTTTCCCCTCTGCTCTCCAATGCCTGCAGAAGCGCACCGAGCGGCCGGTTCTCGCAGTCCTCGTAAATCAGGAACTCGTCGGAATCGACATTGAGATACCACCGGTCCCAGCCATAGCGCTCGAAGAGAGCCTCGCGCCATTCACGCCCCCTGCGGGCATCGCGATACCGCACCGGCGAACTCCAAAGGTCCACATCGGCCTGCGCAAGCAGATAGTCCCGCGTCCCGTCCGACGATACGTCGTCGACGCAGATGAAGCGGGTAACGCCGAGCCCTCTGTAGTGCGCCAGAAACGACGGCATCAACTTGCGATCGTTATGCGTATTGAACACGACGGGAATGTCGCCTTTGCCGAGAGGCCTCTGGCCGCCCTCGGTCAGGCATGACATTTCGATCGGTCGCCTCCGCTTGCGAACACGCGCCGTGAGCTTGTAGGTCTCGTACCGGGTAAGCACGCGATCGAATATCCCTCTCCGATCCCGCTCATTCTCAGCTTGGCGAGAAGGATAGTGAAGATCTTTCAAGGTTCGCTCCGATCGGCCGCTGCAGGAGGATGCGTTTATCGGCATCGCCACGGGAATTCAACTCCGCCGCAACTCGAGGCGCTTGCCGCCGCAAGACTTCGGGCCAATGCGCTAGAACGCAAACGGATACCGCGGTCGCAGGCTCCGGGTCCCCAACTTGACGAAGTTCTTGAGTTTTCCCGGAATATGTTCGCGCCGGTCATAGGCCTCCAGGAGGTTCGCAGATCTGCGATCCTCGTGGAAGCGGGCGATCCACTCTTCCGTCAGATCGTCGCGCTGGACTGCCATTGATGTCTGCAGCTGCGCCGGTAGCGGCACCTGCAAGTGCTCCGCCAAGTGGCTGACGAATGGAATCGGATCGGCGGCGAGCTCCTCGTAGACGAATTCGGCAAATTCAACGCCGGTGAGTTCCAGATAGCTTTGCCAAAAGGCATAGCTGTCGCGAATGTAGAAAAAGCATCGGGCGATCTGCTCGAAGTCGTATTGGGGATTGGCCCTTCCCTCGACGTGAGCGGCAAAACTACGTGTTTGCCTCGCCCGCGCATAGGATATCGCCTGCCTCAGCGTATCCCTGCGCCGCAGGAATACGAGCGCAACGTCATGCATGGCGAGGCAATGCTGAATGAAATCCCTTCCATAGACCTCATGCGTCACGAAAAGCTGGTTCGGGAATATCTTCGAGCCGAAGACGCCGTTCGGCGTAGAGCACTTCCTGAGGAGTTCCTGAAAGAATGCGTCCCATGACAAGGCGCCGGTATCCAGCCGATGGATCTTGGGCGAGAGCCACTCGCTCGAGCGCCCCATATTACCGGCGCCATTGACGAGCGAACCCAGCCAGTTCGACCCGCTTCTCGCCTCCGTCAGGAGCAGATAACCTCGCATGAACTCTCCGTCCGAACTCGCTTCGAAGTCCCAGCCAGGCGGTCGTTAGAGATGAATATTGGCTTTTTTAGCACAAGCTGATGATCCGACGGTTCGAGACCATCCGAGAAAGCCGCCTTAGATTGGCTTGACAAATTCATTGGACGAATACACATTCGTGTGTATTGTCGTATCAGATGAAGAGCGGCGACATTATTGCAGCATTGCAGAAGGACGGATGGTACGAGGTTGCGACCAAGGGCAGCCACGTTCAATTCAAACATCCGAAAAAGCACGGCCGGGTTACCGTTCCTCACCCGAAGAGGGATCTACCAATCGGTACCCTCAGGAGCATTGAAAAGCAGTCCGGTTTGAAATTGAGGTAAGGCCATGCGCAACTATATCGGATTGATCCACAAGGACGCCGAGAGCGATTACGGCGTTTCCTTTCCTGATTTTTCCGGCGTCGTGACCGCCGGTGCCGACCTCGACGACGCGCGCGCTATGGCAGAGGAAGCCTTGGCCTTGCATATTGAAGGGCTGGTAGAGGACGGCGAGGCCATCCCGGAGCCCTCCTCCCTTGAGGTTGTCATGTCCGACGCCGAGAACAGGGATTGCGTCGCTATTCTCGTCGCGGTGAAAACCGAGGCAAAAAGAGCCATTCGAGTGAACGTTACGCTTCCCGAAGGTGTCCTGAAGCAGATAGATGCCTTCGCCGAAGCCCACGGCCTTACGCGGTCTGGATTTCTTGCTCGTGCTGCAACGCACGAGATCGAACGGGCAAATGACGGCCACGACGCCTATGCGGAATCCCGCTTGTCGGCTTTGGGCACTTCCAGCAAAAATGTGTAACGCTTTTCCATGCGGAAGCGCGTACTTTCAAAAGCTTGGAACGAGTGTCCATGCCTTAAGCAAGGCATTGGTATCCGGCAAGCAATGAACGGATCTTTGAGAAGAAGAGAAGAATGGTGGGTGATCACGGGCTCGAACCGTGGACCCGCTGATTAAGAGTAATCTATTTTTCTCTGAACAGCCTACAAATCAAGTAAAGCGGTTTCCAATGCCGTGCGATAACTACACCCAAAAACGCGGAACGTTTCGTGAATTGGAAACCGCAAATTAGGTGTTCTTTGGCTGATCTGCAACAGGTATTTCGAATACCTTCGCCTCATCCTCTCGCGGCCTGATGCCCTTGAACGAGGCATGCCGCAGCTTGCCGTCATCCGTCCAGGCGCGATACTCGACCTCGGCGACGAGCACCGGCTCGGTGAAGACGGCATTCTTCCGCCGCAGGTTCACTGCCGGTTTTTTCGTAACGATCGATGCAAGGACGTTGCGCAGCTCACGTGATAGATCGTGCGACCAGCCCGTGCCGCAGCCGCCGACGTAGACCAGGTCGCCATTCTTGCGAGCGGCGAGCAGAAGCCGGCCCAGGTGGCCAGGCACGGTGGACGGCTCAAAGCCGACGATCACGAAGCTATCACGGCGCTTGCAGGTGATCTTCTGCCACCACTCGCCCCTGCCAGAGCGATAGGGCTTCTCGACGTGCTTGGCGATGATGCCTTCGAGCCCGTGCTCGCAGGCGACACGAAAAAACTCGTCGCCGTCAGCCTGAACCTCTTCCGATAGCCGGATGGCACCGGCACGGCCGGCGACTATCGGGTCGAGCAGCCACCGGCGTTCGCGAAGCGGCAGTCGGCGCAGGTCCCAACCATCAACATAGAGAAGGTCGAAGGCAAAGAAGATGATTTCGCGTGGATCATGCAAGCTAGGTCGCTTACCGAGCGCGCGCTGAAGCATGCCGAAATCCGACCGCCCCTCGTCGTCAAGCACCACTGCCTCACCGTCGAGGATCAAGGTTTCGTAACCGAGCTGACGCGCCTCTGCCGCGATTGAAGCAAAGCGGGGCGTCCAGTCGTAGCCGCCGCGTGTGATTATCCGCACCCTGTCCGGCTCCACGTGAACGGCCAGACGGTAGCCGTCCCATTTCACCTCAAAGGCCCAGTCCGGCCCTTTTGGCGGCTTGTCGACTAGCACCGCCAGACATGGATCAACCCGCTCCGGCATCGGGTCCGGCGATGAGGTGCCGCGCGGTGTTTTCGACGATGCTCTGGCCATTAGCCCATTAACGCACAGGCCCGCGAAAAGCCGAATTGACTCTTTCGGCTGAGAGAACATATTAGGAACATGCTCGATGGCGGTCGGGCGTTTCCACGAACCGGGGCGATTGTAACAACCTCAAACGAGGAGGATAAGCCGTGCCTGATCTCCCCAAACCTAAATACAAATGGCGGCAGACATGGCCCGATCACCCGAAACATTTTACCGGCTTCGATGGCGAACGGAAATTCGCACACATCCACTGGTACCATATGGGCTGGTGGAACTGGTTCATGTGCTGGCACTGGGCAAAGAACGCGAGCAGATGGAAACGCCCGAACGGTCAGGCAGACTCGGCAAGGGCGGCAGCGCTTGAAGTTGAGGAGTGCTACGAAGCTGTCCTGAGGTGCGAATGGCCTGGCATGGTGCCAGAGGACTTGCAGTCCATGCTCGACAATGAGGAATGGATGCGGACCAGACAGTAGGACGCTAGGAACAAGGTGGCACGACATGCGTTAGCTGTTGCGCCGCGCGTTTCGCGGCACCAGGTCCCTCAACCTGTTCTGAGTGCCTGCCCCATCCCCTCGGCAGGCACTCACTTTTTCTAGCCTTCTACTTGCTCTGAAGATACGCCATCACGTTGTCGCGGTTCGGCCCGGCCTCGCGAATGGCCTCAAGCGCCTTCTGCCGCGTCACCTTTGCCGTTCGCATCAGATATGCGACCTCGTGCTCTTGCTCGGAAACGAGCTCGCGGTCGCGGCCCTTCTTCTTCGGATTGTCTGCCATGCTTTCCTCCATGATCAACCATGAAGGATAGGAGCCGGACGGATGACGACAAGGGCGGGAACCTCATGCCCGGTGACGTGTTCACCTGCCGAGGGAGTCTACAAAGAGAACAATGAAATGCACTCGCTCAATCTAGCTGGCATATTAATTCTACTTATTGTCATTGCACTGTTCGCCTTTGCATGGGTCGCACTTTGAGACGCAGCCCTTACTTCGCAAGCGCCAGCTGGCTTAGTTTTCTTTGGAACCATCCGCTAGGCCCGCGGTTAGAGGGCACCGCTGACTAAGGCGGGCTGCTGATGAAAGATTAACGTGACGTTCTCCAGAACTGCTAGGCAGCGCCTTTCTAGCTTCGGGGTGCTGCCGTTTTTTTCTAATTTGACTTCTTCATTTAGTTTTCGGGAACAACCACGGTGAGTTTGGCTGACACAAACAGAGCTGCAGGGGAGGAGGACCGCTGCAGCTCCGGACGCGACGTGGTCATTTATGTAGATGGGCTCATTGCCCTGTTCCATCCAAGGGAACCGCTTCGGACGTCGCTTGCCCATATTTTACTCTCACCGGAAGCGGAATCAAAGGGAAAGCGGGGGCTTATAGGACTTTAGTCTGGTTCATCAATGACAAACGTCTTAGGCGCACCGCCGCGCGAAACTTTTCAACCATGTCGAGAGTTACTACGTCCGAGCGTCGGCCTCGTCGAGCTCCAAGTGAGTGGCGCCTCAGGGCGGCATAGTTCGTCCCTTCTGGGCAGCCCTGAGGCAGCACCGCCACAGCGCATGGGAATTGGTCGATGCAAGACAGAGACGAATACGGCCTACCGGGGCAAAATGCACCACTCGACGGGACCACTCGATCAGACACACCAAAGATAGCGGTTGCGGAGCGGCGGAAGCTGGTGGGCGTTCACCGCGAACCCGATCCAAGACGCCTGAAGGCGCTGGAATATCTCGGCAGAAGGTTGTTGTCACATCGTTGAAAGTGCCAATTCACCTCAAGCAACCGCTCGCAACGTCATCAGCGCTTCTTCAAGTCGGGAAATGGATCTCGCCCCAACGCCTTGGCAATCTTCCGCCAGTCATGTCCGCCCATCCCGGGTATTCGCAGCAATTCGGCACTCGGCAGGTGTTGCAGATCTCCGACCACCTCATACCCGATCATGTTTAACTCCCGGAGAAGCCAAGGCCGGAGTTTCAAGTCTGCAAGTTTCGTGTCCATGCGAACAAAAAAGCAGACCTCGGCGCATCGCGCAATTGCATGATTATGCAAATCAGCGCCGCAGTTGAGACTTCGCCTCTACCCCAAAATTTCGCGATCTATCGAACGTTTTATTTTCCGCAAGATATTCACCCTAGATTGCTGAGAATGGTACGCATGTGAGATTTGCATTCTGGTGAGTCGGACGCAACAATAGGGGGAGTTTGCAGATGAGTACGAGGTGGCTGGGGACGACGGTTTCTGGTGACAAAGCGGTTTTCGTGGATGCATCTGTTCCAGATGATGACGGCCCCATCGTCGTAAATGCTGACTTCACCGTGAAGCTGCAGAAGGGCGACAGACCTACGGCATACGCTGCTTTCGCCCAGGAAGTTGCAGATTATGCCCAAGAGAAAGGCATAGCGCGCGCGGCGGTTAAAGGGAGCGCCGTCAGCCAACAAGGCAAACCCACACTGGCTCATTTTGAGGCGGCCGAACTCCGTGGCGTGGTCATAGGCGCGCTCGCGTCGGTGTGTGGCACCGAGACGATTACAAAGGCTGCAATATCGCGTCACTACGGCGATCGAAAGGCAGACGAATACATCAAAGACGACGGCTTTTGGGCCGAGAATTTTGACGGTCAGGACCTTCGCGCGGGAAGCCGCGAAGCCGCCTTCTGCATCTTGGCGAAGTGTTCCAAATGACGAATTTGCAATCGACGCTGGTTGTAGGCGAAGAAATATCTCACGGACACTTTGGTCGGGTGCATATTGGACATGACGGCATACGTGATCCGTTAGCGGTAAAGGTCCTTTTCGCGATTGAAGGCGAGACCCCTCACCAATGGTCAGCGCGCAAAACTGGATTGCTTCAAGAAGGCGCAAGCCTTGAAAAGGCCCGTCACCGCAATATCGTGGCGGTGCATTATCTATGCGCATCTGCGACGGATGACGCGATCCACCTTGTAATGGAATATTGCTCCGGCGGTTCGTTTGACGCCCTCTATAAGGCAGGCCCGATCCGCCCAGACCTGGTCTTGAAGGCTGCCCGCGAAATATGCCATGGGCTGGCCGCCCTCCACGACCGAGGCATGCTCCACCGCGACATAAAACCCGGCAATATTCTGCTCGACGCAAACGGCGTCGCGAAGATCGGGGATTTCGGGTTTGTTACCGATGAGATCATTGAGGGATACGCGATTGGCGGTGGTTATCGCGATCACTTAGCGCCTGAGTTCTACAGCGACAGGATTTCTAGCGTGCGCACAGATCTGTGGGCGCTGGGGGTAACGCTCTACAGACTGCTTCACGGGCATCACTGGTACGCCTCCGGGCCCGCGCCAAGGTCGGTCGTCCAAAACGGCGGGTACGCTGATACCCTCGAATGGCTGCCACACATCGGGAAAAAATGGCGCCGAGTTATTCGAAACCTGCTGAAAGATGCCCCGGACGATAGACCTACTGATGCGAGGGCGCTGAACCGGCTCCTCGCTGACGTCGAGCCATTGAACTGGCACTGCGAGATATCAGAGGATCGCACGCAGTGGAGCCGAGTCGTCAAGTCTCGCGAAATTGTCGTTACGTTGGAGAAGCACAACGGGCGTTCGTTCTCTTGGAACGCCGTTAGCTATCCAGTGACGACGGGAAAATCGAAGACTTTGTACGCCAGCGGCAAGATGGGATACAGGCAGGCAGAGCGAGAACTTAGGGCATATTTCGACTAAAGGCGGTCCGAAACTTCAGGAAGCACGTAACGACCATCTGCCGAGTATACAACGCCAGCTCCTATTCCCAAGGAAACTCGCGCGCTTGCTCGCCGGTCTGTGCTGCAAGCTGCGCAAAACTTTGGTGGGTCGAAATCGCGGTCGCCTTTGTTAGGATGAGGTCGACCGCACCCCGCGCAGGTCCTGCGCTTAAACGTCCGAACAGCCATAATGAGTCCCCCTCGCGCTATGGGAACGTACAATGAACATTTGAACAGTCAATTAAGATTTTTTAGGGGCGGTTCCGTTTACCGGCGCAACTGCCCACCTTCCACCCTCTGCAAAATCTCCTTGATCACCTTTAGATCGCCGGCCTGCTGGCTGAGAAGCCCCTGCAGGTCCTTGATGGCGCTCGCCGTCGATGTCGTCGATTGCTCGGTCGACGCCACGCGGTAGGCTAGATTGTCGATCTTCCGGACCTCGCTCTCGATCGAGCGGAATCGTTCTTCGCTTCTCGCCTCCATGGCACTGCGCCACTTCTGAAGCTCCTCGATGTCCCTGCCCTTGTTGACCCAAATCGTTACGCCGCCGATGCACATGCCAAACAACGTCACGAGCTGGATGATCGTGTTCAAGTTCCACTCGAGCTTTTGCGCGCGCTTCGGGAGTTCCATAGCCTCATCCTCAAGTCCCATTATGCCCCTCGTATGCAGATGTGATGATCACCACGCAGCGTCGTGGGCGCTGCACTCTTCCTTCGTCCAGGCGCGGGCGCCGCATAGCCCGGCGACTGTTTCGTCGATCTTGTCCTGATCGGCCGGCGTAGCGCCTCGAGCGCCGATCAGGGACGTGCCCACGACGGCCCTAGCCGCCTGGTTGAGCCGGTCTTTCGACGCACTGACCTGTTGCGTTGACGTACAGCCGGCCGCGTTCAATGCACAGGCGGCGGTTAAAGCGAGCGCGAACAGCTTCATCTCGTAGTTCTCCGATTGCTTTGTTGGTTGCGGAATCCAGTTCGGCCCGTTCGAGCTTCCGGCCCTCTTCCCGCGCTCCGGGAATGATCCAGAGAGCGTTTACCGTCTGCATGCCGATAAAGACGACGATGCCGCCGCCAACAGCGCCAGCGGCCAGAGAGAGGCGACCGAACATCACGCCATCCCCTGGACTTGTTTTGCGACGGCCTTCCGATCGGCGTTCTTGCGCCAATAGAGGAAGCCGGCAATGCCGCCGAAGGCGACGAGGATCAGGAGGAGGTTCTGCCACGGTATGCCGCCGATCGCGGTGAGCAACGAAGCGCCGCCGCCGATGACAGACGGCGTAATGACCTCTTTCGACTTCCACCATGGCGCATCGAGGCTGGGCGGGGTGACAGGAACCGGTACCGGCTTCTCCTCGGTCACCGGCGCGACTTTGACCTCCGGCCGAGCCGCTTCGCCCGGGGTGAGAGCCACGAGCGCCGTGTGCATCGCAGCGCGCGTTTTCGGTCCGACATCGCCGTCGACCTGTAGGCGCTGGTCAGCCTGGAACTGAAGGACGTTGTCGGCGCGGTAGCCGAGCAGCACGAGCGAGATCCGGGCCAGCCGGTCAAATCGATCAGACAGGCCGTTCTTGCCGCCGTTGATCTTCTTCGTGATCGTCTCGGCGTCGCCCTCGTCGGCCCAGCGGTTAAGGTCGCGGGTGTCCCAGTAGAACAGAGGCACCAAGCCTTCCCACGGATCGATGTTGACCGCGTCCGGATCCTTGACGAAGTCCGGGCACTCGAGGCCGGCCGCGCGGCACCAGTTGCGGAACTGGCGGTAGTTGTCCTTACCGGTCAACTGCATGCCGGTGCGGCCGCGGTAAAGGTATCCGTCGCCATCCTTCTCCGGCGTATTGCCGAGATCCGTGCGAGTCTCATAGCGCTGCTGCGCCGGCGTCGGGCCCCATATCTCGCGGTCATAGCGGAAGTCCCCGCTTTCATGCATGAGCTGGGCGAAATACTGGGCGAGACGGTGCGGCCGATCCATGCCGAACCGGTCGCCGTACCTGTCCAGCGCCACAAGTACGGACGCGAGGTTGCTCTCGTTCACCTTGCCCTTTGCGGCAGCGCGAACGTGCTGAGCGGTGATGGCGCTCATTCGTTTCTCCTGATTTCGTTGGGGAATGCTCGGCGGGCTAAGCCACACTGGTTAATGGCGGCCGGCGATGGTCCGGCTTAAAGTGACATTGGTCGCTCCAGCCCCTCGCAGGCGGCCGGGAGGCTCGTCACCGGCCGCAGCCCTTGACGGGCCTCGCCATTGATCCACATCAATGGAAAGGGGACTTGAACATGGACGATAGAGAAGCGAAAAGCGCCGGCCCGATCGAGCCGGCTTCTGACCATTCCGTACCGGGCGCTGCTTCGAATCTTTTGGACGTTGCGGCACAGCTTGCCGGCCTCGCCGAGGACCTCAAAGCTCTAGCGGCAAGACCGATCGAGCCCACGCCGATATCGGCCGAGCTGGACCCCTTTTAACCGTTTGATTCCTTTCGTTGCTCAATCCCAGTGCCGGTCAACTTGGTGGAACTTTTCCCTCGACGCACCCGTTGAGACGAATTGGCTCTAAAACGAAAGCGAACACCGCCATGAATGCGCAAAAGGCAGGAATGGCCCGGTTGTTTTTGGCGGCCCCAGATCTGCGTGCTAGCGCGTGGATGATGAATAGCTCCGTATTTCTGAAGCTCTGCGTGGCTTACGAGCATGCGTGTCTGCGCCGCGACGGCCTTCGATGCGCCGCCGAGAAAGACGACGAGGCCCTGATTGGATGCGAAGCTGAATGCAGAAGCCTAGAAGCTGCCGCCGTCACTTACATTCGGACACAGCGGCAATTCTCCGGCCTGGTCTGAAGGACAGGATCACCGCAGTGATTGCGAGGAATTCATTCGACCAGCATCGGAAACCGTGCCCATATGGTTGACCCGGAGCCGTCGTTCGGATCACGAAGAGGCAAGCACAATGTCTTACGATTGGAACGGCAAGCGATCTCATCGGAAGAGCGTGATCAGATTCATCGCCGCGCTGGCGCTTCCCGCGGTTTTGCTCAGTTCAGCGATTGCTGTCGCCGAATGGGCGCGAGGCCCAACCCCTACAACCGCGGCCGTTGAAACGCCGGCAGCTCGAAGATGAATCCTTCCACGCTCGGCTGCACTCGATCACCCGACACCACATTCGAATAGCCGCCCTCGTGCCGAACATTGATACCCTCCTCTTCCCCGTAAGGACGAGCGGATTAAGCCAAACAGCTGAATGGTTGCCCGAGCTTATCTATGGTTTGCTTCTGTTAGCGGTCGCCTCATTAAGGCGGCCAGAGGCTGAGGCTCGTTGCTAGGCGGCAGGCGACAAGCCTCGCCCAAATACTCCTGGTGGGCGTACAGCTGACCCGTGATCCTCGACCGGATCGCGGGTCTTTTGTGTTTTGGAAAGCAAAAGCCCCCTTCTCTTCTCATCCCCGAACATGAGTTCGAGGGCGACGGGAAGAGTTTCCCGAGCCATAATGGTCTCCTGGTTGGCGCTTGTGATAAAGGCGGATGAGCTGGATCGCCCGGCGTGGACGCTGCAAAGAGGCCTGCCCATGGAAAATAATGAAATTGACGCGGGGCACCCGGACGAATCCGATTTGCTCGATGCCCAAATGAACTCAGGAATACCGCTGATCAGGGCAGGTAGAGCGCGCCTCAGGCTCGCCCTTCCCGGTTATCGCGACAAAATCCCTAGCTTCCACAGGCTCGCATTTCAGAGCCTTTGCCGGGTCTATGAGGTCACTGCGCTGATGGTCGACGAGCTCCGCAAGGAGGTCCCATGTCGTGAAGAGCTGTTGGCGGAATATGAAGAGATCTGTCGCGGCATCGAAGCCGATGCGGTTGCGATGCTGGATGGCGAGAAGAGCGATAGGTGGCTCTAGGGTGCAGCCGCGTCGCGGAGGACCCGACTGAAGGAGACGAAAAGGCCCGTTCTCTCTCAACAAAAGAAGAGGCCCAGCGCCTGAGCGTTCGAATTCATGGCCACTGGAACGCCGTCAGCTCTGCCAAAAGGATGCCAGGTTCGGATGAATTTCAGAGGCCAAGGTGAGCCTCAATATGGGCGAGCCGTTCGGCAAGCGCGTCCTTTTCCGATTTCACGGCAACGATTTCTTCTCCCTGCAGCATGTTCTTGTGAATGACGCACTGCAGGGCCGCGACAATATCGGCCGTGATCAGGCCGTAATCCATTGTTTGAAAAACCGGCGCTTCGCCCGTCTTCTCAAACAGGGCGCCCTCCGCCAATGCGTCGCGGCGCACGCCCTCGTTGACGACTTCCGGAACGGTGACGATCACCGTTTCGCTGTTTCCGTCCTCGTCAGTTATCTCCCGCTCGACCTCGTGCGCGGGGAAGATTTCTCGGCCTACCTCAACAACTTCATCTTTCTTGCCGGTCACCGCATGAGGAACAACCTGCTGCGCCTCGTGAGCAATGAAGCCTGTCACGACGCCCTTTTCTGGCGCATCGTTCCACCGGTGGAAAACTGGGCGCAGAGCCATAATTTTAAGCTCCGCATGATCCAAAACGTCGAATTGCTCCGGAGTAAGCGAGAACGTCACGATCGGCTGAATATCCGACTTAAGACGGTAATCCGATGTGGTGGAATAGCTGGTCCCAGTCGCGGTAACTGAAATGCCGCCTACTGATGAATTCTCGCGGTAGAACTCCTGAACGGCGCCGTCAGTAGCAAGTCTGGACTGATAAAACGGGTTATACCCCGATGCGCGCCGCCACATGCGTCCGGTTGCGGGACGCATTGCAACGCCGGTTGTGCTCCCGGTTGCAGGGTCGATCGTTGCTGTAAGTCCTACAAGAAAATCGCCGTTAGTCGGCTCGAACCGGGCGCGCTCGACATTGTTCGCCTTAAATATAAGCGGGTGATCACTTACGGAGCCGAGTCCAATGAAATTCACACCCGACTCATATGATCCGACAACCGAACCTCTGTTCAATGCAAATTGAACATAACTTCCTGCGCCGTCCAAAGATTGTGTACCGGACCAAGTGTTGTTTCTGTCCTGCAGCCCGACCTTCGCCCATGAACTCCAGGTGGAACCATTGTTCCACCGCATGTACATGTTGCCGTTACTTCCTCGAATGTATACTTGCGTAATAACCGTAGCCGTTACGGCAACGACTGTGAGAGAACCTTGCGCTCCTTCGGGGGTATTAACGGTTCCTGCATTGACACTGTAAAACCCGGTTTCCGTTGCGGTATTTGCGTCAGAGAGAGCCGTTTGCACCGTCCTGAGACGAGCGGGCAACGCACCATTTAGTATCTCCGATGCGCCAGGGTAAGCCGGGTTTGTTATGTTCCACCAAGGATTAGGCCACGTTCCCGCAGAAGCTTCCGCCGAAAACCGAAGAAACTTCTTCGGGGAGGTTGCATCAGCTATATAGATTTCCTGAAACACCATCCCGAAACGGCGATAAACGTTCAGAACAGCTGTATATCCTGTAGCCGCCGCCCCGGATGGTCCGTTCGTCCAACTTCCTGTGATCGTATACGTGCCGGGGATGATGATCGTGTTGAAATCACCATCCGAAAGTCCGACCCCAGCCGCGGACGGGACAGGCGAAGCAACACCACCGTTTACCGGGCCGAGTTTCCCCAGAAGCGTCAACATCGAGTCTGCGGCAAGCAGGTCTCGGCCCTTAGCCTTGATGTCGGTCAGGGCCGCCCCAGCTGCCCCGGTGAAATACGCGAGCTTGTCAGCTGCCGGCGAAAGGCCCGCCAGCGCGGCCAACGCCGCATTGTCGAGCCGCTGTATGTAGGTCGAGAGCGCCTGGGCGTTGACGGTCTGCTGCTGCAGATAGGCCGTGTCGCGGACAATCCAGTATCCCTGCCCGGCTGCCGTCGTGCCCCGCCATGGCTTCGCCAGCGTCAGCTGCGTGTTGTTGTCGACCGAGAGGATCGGGACCGGGTTGCCGTTGCTGCTGTCGAGGCCGAAGAGCCCGCCGGCGATCAGCGCCGTGGCCCAGGCGGTCCCGGAGCCGGTGACAACGGCGCTGCCGGCGGTCACGGAAACCGTGCCCGTTACATAGGGTATCGTCATGTCAGGAGTTCCTAAGCTGGAATGCCGAGAATGTAGTAGCGGATGCCGAGCACGTCGTCGGCGCCTTCGGTGCGCCACGTGCCCGGATCATCATCATCGTTGTAATAGTCGCCTGGTCGTCCGCGATTGGTGACAAACGTTGCGCTTGTCTGTGTGAGCCGGCAATGGGAGCTGTCCCCGCACTCGAAATTGCTGCTTGTCGAGTAGATCAACTGGCGAACGGATGGCAATTTGATCGACGCCTGCCAACTGCCGAAATTCTGATCCGAACCGGGCCCGTGTTTGGTCATGTACTTGACCATGGGGAACATGCCCGTGGCGTCAAAATTGACAATCGTCTCGACTGGACTCCCTGCCGAAACGGGAAAATACCCCTCTTTGATGATTTGCACACACGGCCAACGACTGTCGATCACGATGTCTGCCCAGGACGGCGGGTTGGCGGAACCGGGGCGCAGGAATTGAACCACATCCACGCCGCCCTCAGTGAACTGCCTAAACACCTTGTTGCTACCATTCGTCGGGCTGTCGCCGGCGTCGAGATACAGCATGAACCGAGCGCGCATAGCGGAGGCCGCGTTAAAGTAAATACGCGTGCCGCTAAACCAGTACTCCGCTCCCGCGCCGTCTTCCATGTCAGGAGTCCACGGATAATAGATTGTGGATCCCGTGTAGAAATGAACGTCAAGCGCGATATTTGTCGGCAACGTTATACCGGTATCGTAGAACGACTCTCCTGCGGGAATTGCGACGTCCGCAGCAGCGATGACCTTGACGGGCACACGTCGACTGTCGAATGAGATTTGCCATTCGGTCGCAGTTTCCGCGTTGTACCCCGGCTTAGCGATAATCATCTTATCCGAACGAATGATGAAGTTCTTACTGCCGTTTGGTGCGAGCACGGGAGCTTCTAATGACGGGTCTTCATTGCCGGGGAGGTTCCACACGATCAACCGTTTATCGCTGGATTGAAAACGGTTGTAGGCGTCGTTTGTGTCTGAGTTGTTTATCCTCGTAACTGTTCCATACGGAAACGAACCCCAATTGCTGACAAGCCCCTCATAATCTTTGAACCAAGGGGCTTGACGCCAATTCCCCATGAACAAATAACCGCCTTGATCGTTATAATATTTCCCGCTGTACCGGCGTTGTATCTTCATTTGGTTGAAGCGGCCTGTACTATTGCGGGTGGCCTTCACGTCGAAAAGCGGCATATTGTACTTCATATCCGGGAAGGCGCTGTTTTTAAACACCCATATGGCTTCATTAAAGCCGCCCGCCTCACCGTAAGCGACAAGCTTTTGATAGTTCGAAGAGTTAGACCCGGCGGGAAAGTATTGGGTGCCGCTTCCGCCGGGAATAGTGTTCACACGCTCAATGTGGGCAATCGAAGCGTTCAGCGCATACTTCGAGTTGTAGAGGAACTTCGAACGCTGACTGTCTGGCGTCGTGCGCGGATTGTCAGCGTCGTTCTTCATGATTTTGACGCAGCCGGCGCCGGTACTGTCGACGCCTATCATCGTGCGGACCATTAGCTAAAAACCTCGATTGTGCCGTTGTTGAGGTCGATTTTCATCTTGCCGTTCAGTGACTGAAGAAGACCGGCATTGACCGTTCCGATGTTGGCAATTGCGAGCTTCAACTCACCGTTTTCGAAGGCGAACGGCAGGTGACCACTGTTGCCCGAGAACACGAGAAACTGGTCTACTTGGATCGCCATACGCGATTTCTGGATTCCGCCTTGGGTGTAGAGTTCGATGTAGAAGCCAGACACTTTGAAGCTCTGATTGGTGCCGGCCCGCAGCATGACGGAAAAGCGAGCGTCGACGCCGGACGGTGCTGCCACAGCCTCGAACTTCACCAGGCCTTGCGCAAAGCGGCCGTTGAAGTCAGCACTCACCCCATTGATGCTGGTCGCGAGCGAACTGTCGCCATCGGCGCGCGCCGTCTCCTCCTGGATCAGGCGGGCAAGGTTGTCACCAACCTCCGCATCGAGGCTTGTGATCTGAGTAGAGAGTGCGCTGTCGGCATTGGCGCGCGCGGTAGCCTCCGTCTGGATGGCCGCCGCGTTATTGCCGGTTTCGGCCGTGAGCTGCGTGATCTGGCTGCTCAGCGCCGAATCTGCGGTCGCACGCACAGTCTCCTCAGTGATCAGGCGGGCATTCGTGCCGCCGAGGCTCGCCTGCAGATATGTCAGCAGTTGCGCCGTTGCCTCATTCTCGGAGACGCGGACCCGGCGCTCCTCGGTGATCTGCGCAAGCGCATCGCCGATGGTGGCAACGATCTGCTGGCGCTCGATTTGACCGACTGCGCCTTCGAGCGAGAACGCATCCAGCAGCTCGACGAGGCGCGGCCGGAAGAACTCGTCCATCTCCTGCTGCAGTTCCTTGAAGCGGTTCAGCGCATCGTCCTGCAGCTGTTGCAGACCGGTCAGCAGCGTCTGCAAACCGGTCGGCTGCGCCGTCGTCGCCCAGGGCGTGAAGGTGCGCAGCCGGTCGGGCACCGTCGTGATCGTCGCCCGGGCGTTGTAGACCTTGCCGGAGACCACGTTCTTCGTGGTGCGGAACAGACCGTCCTCGGGCGAGGTGCACTGATCCTCGAAAAGCTCCGTGGTGCCCTCAATTTGATAGACGAAGCGCACGGCCGTAATCGTCGGATCGTCCGGCGGGGTCCAGGTGAAGACGAGCGCCGGCGTGTCATAGCCCTGCGCGCCGTTGATCATGCCGACGGCAACATTGAAGTTCTGCACGGTCGACAGCAGCGACGGATTGATCGGCGGCGTTGGCGGGATGACGATCGGGCCGGGCTCGATGTCGTCGTCGTCATAGATCGCTGCACTGGTCTCCGAAAGCACCAGCGTGATGCGCAGCCGATCATCGGCCCGCCACTCGCTGATCAACCAGCTCTTGCCGCGCCAGGTGATCCACTCGCCTTCCTGTACCGCCAGCCCAAAGCGACGGCTAACGGGAACCGTCGCCTTGCCACCCATGCGGTTCTGCCGATAGCGGATGTTGAGCAGATACTGCGCAATGTCCGGATCGGTCACCTGCAGGAAATCGATACTCGTCTGCCGATTACGGCCGTCGGCGGCGATATCGGCATTCACATAGACCGGCTTCAGGCTCTCCGGGTTCCACATCGACTGGATCGAGGTGAACTGGCCGGAAAGATGATTGAAGCGCTCGAAGGCCGATGGCCGGAACTGCACGTCCTTCGCCCGGTCGATCGGAATATCGGCCGCGGTCAGTTCCTTCACCGGGATCTGCGGCGCACCGGGGATGACTCCGGAAAGGCCGCGGCGGTTGAGCCCATATCCGGCCATCGCATCGTCGAACTGCTTCAGCACCTCGGTGTGATCATCATCGCCGCTGACGAAGAGCGAGCACTCATAGGTCTTCTTGCCGTTCGCCCGCAGCGTGTCGCAGACGTTCATCGCCACGAAATAGGTGGCGAGATCGATCTGGCCGAGGCTCTTGCCCTCGCCGATCAGCGTCCGGCCGGAGACGAGCGCGCGCAGCCCCAACTGATAATTGAGGCGGTGAACGGCCGGGTTCTTCGTGTGCGCCCAGGTCGATGGCGTATTGAGCCGCTGCGTCCCGGAGCCGCCGGCAACGGTCGAGTCCTTGCGCGGGTCGTATTCGCGAAGCCCGCGCAGCACGAATTCAAGTTCCGGCCGGCCCTTCGAGCCGAAGAGCTTGTCGCTATAGATGCGCTCGACGACGACATAGCAGATCCCGGCATTGACGCTCGTGCTCTTCCACTTGTTGCCAAGACCCGCCGAGACGTCGACCAGCTTCTGGTCGACCAGCTGGCCCGGCCTTCCATCGTAGAAGCGGATTGTCAGGACCGGGTCGCCGGAGCCGTTGACGAAGCCCTCGATATGATAGTTCGCGACCTCGTTGCCGACGACCGGTCGGGATACCAGCGCTTTCTTCTCGCCGTAAATGTAGACGTAGGGCTCCAGCCCGTCGCACCAGCCATTTGCGAGCACGAAGACCTCGGCATTCCATTTGTTGCCGCTGCCCCACTTCGCATAGAACGTCCGCTGCCCCTTCGTCTTGCCGACGCCGTAGAGCGTGCCGACCGGCACATCGCCGCCGAACTGGATTTCGCCTTGGACGGCCGTGTATTTCCGCTTCTGCTGCTTCTGCTGGGTAAGCTTGCCGATCGCCAGCTTGGCACCGAAGGCCAGAGCACCGCCGATGAGGCTGGCAGCGAGCGCAGAGCCGCCGAACAGCGCACCGGCGATCGCCGTCGCAATTGAAGTGAAGATTGCCATGTGAGGTTATCCGAGGTGAAAGGCGGCAATGACGTCGGCGAGGCCGTGATCGCTCCGGCCGCGCTCGGTCTTGGTCACGAAACGGGCGCCGAGGCAGATGCCGACATGCTCGGCGCCGTCGGAGAGGCGCAGGACAACGAGATCGCCGAGCCGCGCTTCCGCCCCGCCCTTCGGCTCCTGCCCGAGCTCGGCCGCAAAGAAGCTCACCAGCGACTTATGCCCGCGCCGGCGCAGCGCCCGCTGCGCGCCGGCGAGCGTGCGATAGGCGCCGCGGTACTTGTCAGCGAAGGGCCAGCCCGTCAGCGCGTCGATAAAGGCACAGCCCAGCATGAAGCAATCGGCCGTGCCATAGGCATAGGGTTTCGCAAGCTCACGCGCGAGCGTGGCTTCGACGATGCGGAAGCGATTCATGGAATGTCTCCGAGGTGCGGGATGGAGTCCACAAGCCAGACCCACTTGGTTCCCCAAGCGTTCCCCCGCCGTTCTATAGTCTATTAATCTAGATCAATATCAGCGCGACACCTGTCCCCACTCCTCAGGGATGGTCGCATTCGTCGCCACGTGCTCCAGGCCCGTGTCGGCCGGATTATTGTCGAACTGCTGCTCGGCCTGCGAGCGCTTGACCCCGGTAGAGCCCCGCGCCGATCGTCCGGGCGGCTGCAGGTCAATCATCATCGTCAACGTCCGCTCGGAGCCCGAGACCGCGCCTTCGTTGTAGCGGACCTGGTCGATCTCGTAGATCGATGAGGCGAGAATACCGAGGACCGCGTCCGTTTCGGGATCTCCCGCCAGATGGGAGATGATCACCGGAGCATTTTGATAGTTATATTGCTCGATCTGAGAGACTGCGTCCTCGGGGTTGCTGACTGGGATGTTTGAGAAGACGATAGTCCTCGTCGTCACGGCGACGCCCACCGCGCTCACCAGTTCGCCCGGCTCGAGAAAGCGGTTCGGAAGATAGGTCAGACCGTTATAGGTGTAGGGCCTCCGACCGCGATGGTAGCCGACGGTCTTGCCGGGTAAATCGAAGCGGATGAGGTCGAGCCGTGCAAGGCGGCCGGTCTCGAGCGCACTCTCGACAGCAGGATCCAGCACACTCATGAGAAAAACATCTCCGTAGCGGAAAAAGAGGCTTCGCGACCCGCCCACGATTTCGGTGCCGCCACACTGCCCGGATCAATACTCATGACACACGACGGCTTCTCGAGATGGACTGTCGCCGACGTAGAGAAATGCTGGGTGTCCAAACCAAACATGATCGAGAGCGTGACCACGCCGCTAGCGTTCGCCGTGGCGTTCTCGACGATCCGATGAAGGGATCGGATCAACACCGACTTCCGCAACTCGACATAGTCTCCGGATGATAGCTTGAAACCAGCCGGCAGACCTGAGACGACGATGGTTCTGCTATTAGTAATGGACTGCAGAACCGCGCCGCCATTGAATGCCCCTCCCCCTGCTTTCGTGCCGGCGAGCGGCTTTCCGTTGTTGTGGGCGATCGGGCGCGGCCGGAACAGGTCGTATCCGAGAAATGGTGCACCTCGCGAACTCGACTTCATGACGAAGGCATCAAACAGTCCGTAAAAGGCTGGCGTCATCCAGTTCGTGGTGTATTGCGCCTTCCAAAAAGGCGTGCCGGCGGCCTGCTCTTCGGAACGCCGGCCCTCCATCATCGAAACGTCCGTCGGATTGATGGGATCAAACTGGCAGTCTCGCCAAGGCAGCGTCGGCAACAGAATCGGATCAGGCATGTTGGTTGCAATCCAGGGTAATCGCCGCAATATGCAGCGGTAGGGAATTAGGGAGCGGAATCAGTGCCCACAATCGATTTCAGCGGGACAACCCAGCAGGTTCTTCAGCTCTTGGCCGATGAACACAGCAAGCTGGTCAAGCAAGTATCGGACCTGGAATTCAGGGCGAATGCCCATCGCTTTATGTTTATGTTTGTTGCAAGCGCTTTATCGAACATCGATGAATCTCAGTACGAGGCGCTGATGGCCATGACAGAGAACGCCCGTAAATCGAACATCAACTCAGCGGAGAAATTCGCGAGTGATCCGAAATTGACACCCGAGCAGCGGTCCGGTGCACGACGTGCCTTCGAGGTAATGGCGCAGGAAATGGAGGAATTCCTCACATCAATGAGGAAGGCTAAGAGCGGCGAAAGCATCTTCACCGTGATCCAAGGCGGGAAATCCATCGAAGATTAGCGGTCTTCGCCGTTTTGGTAGATGTTTGCCTTCGCCGCGTCATACTGTTTTATGGTCTCGACGGAGACGCCTCGGCTCTCCGACCGAATGACGGGCCTGAACATCGGCCCCTCCTCAGCAATCACCCGAAGGATGATCGCGCGCGGCCCACTCTGGTTTAGCTGACCGCCCGATGGCGCCACGTTGCCATTAGCCGGTCGTTGAAGGCGATGGTTCGGAATGACCTCCTCGCCACCCTTGAAACGGACGAGCTCCGGCCCCTTTTCACCAACCCATACGACGCCAGGACGAGCGGAGCTCGTTCCGTTTGCATACCCACGCAGCCCAGCCCATGGGTCCACCTTTGAGCCACCGCCGAAGAGCCAACCGAGCAGCCCTCCTCCACCAGCTCCAGCGCCGGCGCCGCTGACCTGAAACACCGCATCGAGAACGTCATTCAGCAGCTTGTCGGCGATGCGGTCGAGCACCCCCATGGCAGCGTCGCCGAAAGACTCCCACACAGACTTGCCGTTCTCGATCCCGGAGAAGAAGTCATCGAAGAAGCCTCCGGTCACGTCTCGGGCAAAATCGAGCGCGATACCCATTTGCCGGGTCTCGTCCTCGATCGAGGCCATGACCTGCGCAAGATCGGAGAGCTCACTCTTCTGGGCATCGGTCAAAGAGATACCGCGCTGCTGTGCTTCGTTCAGGAGCTGCGTCTCGAGGCGCAAAGCGGCGGCGGCCTGCTCCGTGAGCCCGATCGCGTCTCGCTCCGCCTCAAGCGCAGCGATCTGGCGCTCAGCCCCGGCGACAATGTCGGCGTACTTCTCCTGCTCGCTCTTGCCGCCAGTGCGCTTCTTTGACTTCTCGTCGACCTTCCCCATCCAGTCGGCGAGCGCCTGGAGCGATGCCACCCCTCTCGACGCGGCATCCGCGACCCAAGTGCCGATCTGCCCGATCCTATCCTGTGACATGATGCGTTGCAGATTTGCATTGCGGTCGGTTGCGGCTTTGCCCAGCGCATCAGCATATGGGTTCTCGATGCGCAACTTGTCGGTGAGGCCGAGATTCCCGATCGGTCTCATTCTAAGGCTCTCCGGCAGGAGCTGATTGACCTGCTCTTGCAGGGTATCAATCATCGCGGCGCCCTTTTGGATCAGCCCCGCCATCGCCTTTATCGCAGCGTTGGCAGCACCGACTGCAGCAGCTCCGATTATGTTGGGGAACTGACCCCAAAGAAATTTGATGTCCGCGAACGCCGCCTCAAAGCTGTTTATAATGAAGTTTGCAGCCGTTTTCACATCTTCGACAATGTCTCGCCCGAAGATTCCCTTGAGTTCGTCTCGGAAGACGACAGCAGCAGCCAAAACGGCTCCGAAGCCAGCGATAACCCAGCCAACAGGCCCTATCGCAGCCAACCATGCTGCCGTAAAGCTAGCCACGACCGTCCCAGACGCGACTACGAGGCGGGATAAAACCGCGATAACATTCACGATGCCAACGACGATCGATGGGGCGTAAATCAGTGCAAGGGCTGCAGCCGCAGCGACAGCGTAAGGCGCTATGGTTTCGAGAACATCCGCCAAGGCTATCAGCGCCGACTGCGCCAACTTTGTCCAATCAACCATCTGCAGGCCAGCGGCCGCCAGCGCGATTATGCCGATCGTCAGGAGGCTAACTGGAGAGAGCACCGACAAGAAGGCTGCACCCAATCCTTGGACTGGTCTCTCCATGGACGAAAGAACTGCAGCCAGTTGTGTGCCCTGCTGGAGGGCAATCTGCAGCGGGCCCATTCCCGTCTGCGCGCTGACAGCAATGTCTTGGAACTGAGCGGCAATATTTCCAAGATGGCCGCGCGACGATGCGCGGTTCTGATTGGCCGCCCGGCTCATCAACTCGATCTGTTTCGAGGCTGACGCGGCGGCCGCCCCCTCGGCGGCATAAGCCTTTGCGGCAGCTGAAGCCGCACCCGTTGCACCACGATTTGCGCCGGACAGCCCGTTTGCCGCTGCTTCCGCGCGCGCGGCCGCTCCCGTCAGCTTGTTGAGAGCGTCGGTGCTCTTCTCAACGGAACCACTTTCAACCTGCAGGCCGAGCGTCGCAACATCTGCCATGGCTTTTCCTTTTCAAAGAACGTGAGTTATCGTCCTCGCGATTCAACTGGAGGACGATTATGAGGTTCATTGTACTGGCCGCCGCTCTCCTCGCGTCGGGCGCAGCCTACGCGCAGGAGACGAAGCACGGATGGGGGTTTCAATTCAGACAGGACACATTCGACAAGGTTGTGTTCCCGCTCTCGATGATGTCTGAAGAAGGCGACAGCTTTGACAAAGCCACGCTTGCCGTCGCCTGCGGCCCGAATGGTAAGCTCGTGGCGTTTTTCCAACCCAGCGGCTTCGTTTCGTTTGACAGCAGCGCAAAACTTCAGCTGCGCGACGGTAATGGCACGAAGGAGTTTACGTTTTCGGTCGGCGAAGTTCCTCATCTGGCTAAACGACTGATGATTGACGCCGGCGAAACTGAAAAGTTGATAGACGTGTTCGCGCGCGCCGACGGCCAAGACGTTCCGTTTCGATCTGGAGAAAAGCAAGGTGCGTTCAGCTCGATTGCCGCTAGGACGACTTATGACCTACTGCGGCAGAACTGTCCCAAATGAGTCATGTCGCCTGAGAATGGGGCCGGCAAATCGCCGCCTCAATTCTCCTGCCGATCTTGCCGGTTTTCATGCTTCTTGAACCGCCGCGCCAGCTTTGTCAGCCCCTTTGGTTGTTACCGTCACCTGCTCTGTAACCTTCTCCGATCCGTGACCTCGTCACTTTGTGCTCAAGCAGACCAACCTGCGTTTTTGGTCTCCGATCGGTGGGCAGGGCGCGCTAAGTCGTCGCCTCGCGCGCCCTGATCGCCTCGCTCTCCTTCTCGATCTCGATGCAGAACCGCGCGTCCATCGCCCTAAGGATCGCAAGCTCCTCACGCCGGATGATATTGCCGGTCAGTTGGCACCAAACAGAGAGTTCAATGTTCGAGATCGGTACTGGCCCGGAGAACCCAGGCGGCTGCGCCTGCCGAAGTTTCCAGAACCAATCCCATAGGAAGGCACCAGCGTCGGGCACCTCCGCCTCAGGGCTTTCAATCTCGAAGCTCTCATTGCGCTCGCGTCGGGTCTCGCCATCCTTGTCCTTGACGCTGTCGTAGCGCGCGACGATCGCTACGGCTTCGCAGAGCGTTTCGCCAAGCTCTTCGTAAAATTTGCGCGGTCCTCCGAGGCTGCCGCGACCTGGTCATAGATCCAGCCGGCCTCCTCAAGGACCTCCCGCGCTTTCTCGAAGGTGCATTCCGGCTTTTCTCCTTTCCAGTTGTGATCGCCCCAGTCCCAGGACGCGACGGAGGCCGCCGCCTTGTCGAGGTACTCGGCCTCAACCTTGCTGGCCGTAAGCTTCTTCTTCCGGCTCGCGAGGAATTTGTCACTATGCTGCCGGACCACGCGCTTCACCGCATCGCTCTCGGCGGAGCGGATCATGAAGCGAATACCCACGAGTTCATCGGTATCCGGCCCCGTGAGGTTGAGTTCGAAGAGGTCTTCAGAATTGACGAGTTTAGAGATGTCCAAGGGTCACCTATCGATTAAGGGATTACAGCGGGATTGACGCGGATCGGCAGTTGGTTGAGGCCGATCGTGAAGCGCTCGAGCTCGAAGTCGTCGGAGCCGCCGCCAGGATAAAGCGGGCCGGACACAACGCCGCGGCTGTAGAAGATCGTGTTCGTGAGCCCCTCGCCGCCATCGTTGCGCTCGACCTTGATTGCCATGTTGTCGAGGTTCAGAGGATTGCCGAACGTTCGCAGGATGACTTGGCCGGCATCGTCATGCACCGAGGCGACCTCGATCTGTGGATCACCGGCATTCGCCGTGCCCTTCTGTTTCTGGGTCACCGGCTCATCAAGCGTATTGTAGCTATTCATCGTCGACTCGGCTCCGAAATCACCGATATTGCCGACTTTGCCAACCTGCACCCAGGTTAGCGCCGCATAGGCGGACTCGATTAGATCGGTATTCTGGGCAGTGGCGCAAACATAGACCTTGCTGCCCTTCTTGGTTGCCTTGTTTGCCATGTCAGTTCTCCGGTTCGAAGGCGATGTACGGAATGGTGACGGGGATCTGCACCCGTTCACCCTCTTGGAGCGGGCCCGCCGCCCACGGCTCGCTGCTGATCGTGATCTTCACGCCAGAGGCGAATAGGGATTGGTTCTTGAAGTGATCGATCACTTGGTCGGCGACATCGAGAGCGCCGATGATCCCTTGCCCGACCGGCCAAACGACTGAGACCTGAAGTAGTCCGCGCTTCTGTTGCGGATCGTTGCCCATGGTGATCTGACGTGTCTGGTTGGGCAGGAAGGTCAATCGAAGGTATTTCGGCGGTAGCGGCTGCCCTGCCGCCGGAAACACGACGTTCGGCGCGGCAACCGGCAATACACCGGGCATTGCTAAGAGGCGGTCTGTCACGGCCTTGAAGATGATTGCGTCGGTGCCTGCCGCCATATATCCGTTACCTATGTCTGAGAAGCCGCCTCTCACTGACGATCAGGTCTATGAGCGCATCCATGCGGCGCTGCTCGCGTTGGAGCGCGAGACGGCGGCCACGGTTCGGGGCGAAACTAGTTTAAGAGCAGCACGGAAGGCGCTGACACTGTTGCAGCTTGGGCTTCTGTCGGCGATGGAGCAAAGCAGCGACAAGAACCGAGCCGTCAAAGCCCCAGACGAGCCTTCAGCTCCGAGGCCTTCCGATCCACAATGAGCGGCCAGTTCTGAGCTGCGAGCCTGACGAAGCCATCGGCGGGCTGTCCATTAGCGCCATATTCTCGGTAGCCAGCGTAAGATGCCGTGTAGCCGAAATAGAGCGTATCGCCGATGTCCGCTCCAGCGATAACCGCTTCGATCTGAGCAAAGTCTGGCGCGTAGGTACTTCCTTCCGCAGGACTGGCAGCGGCGTTGATCGCGGGCATGGCGGTCGAGGACGCGAGCAGTGATGCCCGGAGAAATCCGGTGTCCACGCGCATACGGCCGCCCTGCCCGACCGGCGTCTGCATTTCTTCGACGACCTCCTGTGTCGCCTCCTTGAAGATAGCTTCGACGGCACCCTCGACCTTGTCGGCCCACTGCGCCACGGCAGCGCTAAATGAGAGCGTTGCCATCAAACGACCTCAGCGCGGTTCCGGCGCACGACCGCGCCGATGTGATCCACCTTGTATTCGAGCCGGCATCGGCAGCCGGAAATCTCCGATATGGGCGCGCGCGGGTCGCCCGGGAAGCGGAGAAGCGCGCCAGATGGGCTCTGAAATACCTCATCCATGCCGACGGCCTTGCCGTTGAGGACACGATGGGTGTGCCGCACACGGCTGTCGCCGGCGGAACGCCATACCTTCGTGACGTCTTGCGCCCGGACCTTGCCGGCCTCGATCTGCTGCCGCATCGCCTCGTCGCGGGCGGAGCTGAGCGCAATCATGGTCTCGGTCCGCGCCAGCATTTCGCCGCGGAGAAGCAGGTTCTTATCGCGCAGCCGGCCGATGATCTTGGCCAGCGCCTCGCCGGTCACCGGCTTCCCTGCTCTGATGGCTGCCATAACGGTTCGGTCGAAACGCTTGTCGCGCGTCTTGAGCTCGAAATACCGGTTCATCAGGTCCGGGTCGCCGGAAACAAGATGCAGGCGCGCCCGCTCGATAAACTCGATCTGGTACCGGGTCAGACCGATCACGCCGCCCTCTCGGCGGCCGGTGACGCGGCTCTGCCGGCCGACGACGTCGAGGGCCGTCGATCTCGGGTTGGCGCCTCCGGCAAGCCCCTGCTCCAACGCCTGGCGGATGCCCTGTCGCTGGTCATCGGTGATGTGCGTGACCATCGTCGACGACAGGTCGCGCAGTATCGCCTCGGCAACAGGATTGCGGACGCCGAAGCGCCAGATCACGCGATTGCCTTGCGGGTCCATGACCTTCGGTAGCTCAGCGACTGAGTTGGTGCCACCAGCGTTGAAAGCGTCCTGCAGGGCAATTTCGAGCGCGGAGAACACCTCCGGCTCGATCTGCATGGCATCGACCGCGCCGTTGACGTCGCCGCGCTCCAGCCGCTCGACCACGACGCGGAGGACGATGCCCGACTTGATCTCCTCGATAGCCTGCCGGAATGCGGCGGCGAGCGCCGGCTCGTATTTGGCGAGGAGTTCATCAAACGTCATAGGTTATCCAATCTTTTTGCCAGGGAACCGAAGTACCCTGCAGGCGTTGCCGCTCCTCATTGAAGGAGAACCGAAGCCATGGGCGAAGTCACAGCAATTCCGCGTCTCGACCTCAACCGTTATCTGGGGCGCTGGTATGAGATCGTCCGCCTGCCGCTCAAATATGAAGAAGATGCCGCGACGGACATCACGGCAGACTATTCCCTTGATAACGACGGAAAGATTCGCGTCGACAACCGCTGTTTCGATAACAACAACCAGCCCAAGCAAGCGCTTGGCCAAGCAGAGCCAGTCGATGCGACGAACGCGAAGCTGAAAGTCAACTTTCTTCCGGCTGCACTTCGCTGGATACCCTTCACTGACGGCGATTATTGGGTGCTCAAAATCGATCCTGAGTACCGGGTCGCACTGGTCGGCACGCCTGATCGCAAGTTTCTTTGGGTGATCGCGCGCGAGAGTGCCATTTCGGAAAGTACCCTGGAAGACTACCTAGCTGAGGCTCGGCGGCAGGGATTTGACCTGAAGAACCTTATCAGGCCGCGCCACACCGGGCGGGAGGTGAGCGATGCTATGCTCGAGAAACAATGATGCTCATAGGGCAACCCTCTCCTTGGGCCGTGTCGGGGCGGTAGCGTGATATTCGAAGCGCTATCGCGAGGGATCGATCGCTTCCCGAAAGCCCGCCACAAGCTTTGGCTCGTATGCACTGAGCAACTGATCGAAATTCATGTAAGGATTCCGCTGCATGAACCGAAACGCCCTCTATCTCATCATCGCCGTGCTTGCCGTCATTACTGTCGGACTGGGCATCTACGTCTACCAGGAGGAGACGACACAAGGCGTCGAGATCAAGATTGGCGAGGACGGGATCTCGGTTCAGGAGAACTAAGCCGCAATCCTTCCTTGGACGATGAAGACGACCGGCGTGATGCCATCGTATTTGTTCGGGTCGCCGTTGATGATGGCGTAATCGGCGCCATTGGCGGTCACGACGTCGCCGACCGTGGGCTCGATCGAGAGGCCGACAGCGGAGATGTAAATCTGCATGTCACCGGTCTGGATGACCGTGCCGTCGATGTAGCGGGCCTCGTAGGCCATCGGGACGAGCGTGGCGGGATAAGACGTGACGACAGGCTCGCCGCCGTAAACAGGATCCGGAGGCGTGATCCGCTTCACAGTAGCGGATTGGCCGTACTTGGCGATGAGGCGCTGCGCGGTCGCCTGCAGGCGCGCATAGATCGGGTTTGCCATCCTCCGCCCTTCCTTTCCGAGAGCTAAGCCTTATTTACGCCTCATTGCCGCAAGGCTCTCTGTTCAAGGATCTGGGGGACATGTCCGCCACAATCAGCATCCTCCTGACCATCCTCTTCGCCGGGGTTGTGCTTTATCTCGTGCAGAAGCTTCCAATTGACCCTACGATGAAGCAGAGGGCTCAATTCGTTATTTTGATCGCCGGAATGGTCTCGTTGCTCGGTTCACTGGGCGTATTCTGATCAAGTTCCGATGCCTGGAGCTACACCACCAAAGCACCCGGCCAGACCGGCACGAGAAACGGCCAGAGCAGCCCTTCGATCGTGGTCACGACAGGCGTTGCGAGCGCGACGAGGTCGTCGATATCCGTTGAAGTAGAGGTTGAATACTCGACCTCAAGCTGTCCGATTTTCTCGCGCTTCACCGTAGACGTGCCTGTTACGACCGGCGAAAGGCTGCCTGGGTTCGTCAACTCGAGGAATGCGGCCTCATACGAGGCGTTGATAACCGCGACCGGGATTTCGGTCGAAGGGATCGCCTCGCCGTAATAGGTCGTGGCGCCGGTGCGCGGCCATGCTCGCTCTTGGGCATACCCGCCGGTGCGCCGACCGCTGAACCGAGGCTCATACCGATCGATTACCAAAGAACCGCGCTGACGTGCGGCGGTCTTCTGGGCATCGGTCGCGCCATCGGGAAAGACATAGCCGGCCGCCTCAGCGTAGGACGTGAAGCCTGCATTATCGCCGTATCCAGCCATGTCGATCTCCGATGCAAGAGTAGGCCCGGCAGGTTACCGCCGGGCTGATTGTCAGGGCTGCGTTGCCAGCTCTTCGAGAGCAGCGATGATCTCGTCCTTGGTGGACGGTGTCTTTTCGCCGAGCAGCTTCTTGGCGGCCGACTTGAAGGACATGAACTGCACGTTCTGGTCCTTTGCCATTTCGAGCACTTCGAGTGCCGTTTTCGGCCCATCGCCGTCCTGGTTGCTTGCAGCCTTGGAGACGCCCTCGATCTTGAGGAAGCGAAGGCGCTTGGCCTTTTCGAGGTCGACGCCTTCAAGGTCGACGTCGCGGGTCTCACCCGGTGGGATGTAGACCGCCCGCCCCTTGGAGCGGACGCCCTGCAGCGCCTTGCTGTTGTTGGTGACCTTCATGACTGATCCTCCGGTTACGGTGCGGTGATTTCGTCGCCGTAGGCGGCAGCACCGGGCAGACGCCATTCGGTACCGCCGGTACGGGCGATGATGCCGGTTTCGAAGCCCATGATGGACTTCTGGCGCGGCTGGAGGACACGGCGCGGCATCGGCAGGTGGAAGCGGAGAACTTCCGAATCCCGGCGATATACGACCATGCGGCCGCCGCCGTCCTGAGAGGCATTCGCCAGCTCGCGCAGCGGCTGGATGTCGAGCTGCTGGCCGGTTTCCGCCGTGTAGACGTTGTTGCGGCGGATGTATTCCAGCAGCGTCAGCATGCCGTCGCCTTCACCGAGACGGCGGGTGGCGATGAGGCGGAACGCTTCCGGCGGCAGCCGCAGCGTGTCGACCCATTCGACCTCGGAAGTGTTCTCGCGGACGCTGGAGATCAGGTCGTTGATGTCCCGGAGGATCTGGTCGTTGGATTTCGCCGACCAGAAGGTCGAAGAGCCCGTGCCATCGGCGGCAACGTCGACACGCGAGACCTGCGGGTCGTTGACGAAGCCGGTCCAGTTCTTCTCGGTCGTGCCGACCATGGCAACCGAGTTGAGCAGGCGCTCGACCTTGTCGGAAGCCGACATGGCCTTGGTGCCGTTCAGGTCGATGCCGTAAAGGGCAGCCTGATTGACTTCCTCGAGGTTCCACTCCCAGCCGGAGCCGATCATCGCGAAGTCATGGCTGGCCATGTCCTTCGTGGCCTGGTTGAAGGGCATGTCGGTACCGGCGCCGGAGAGGAACTTAGCCTCGCCTGCCGTATCGACGGTGAAGAACGTCGTCCCGATCGCCCATGCGTTCCCTTCCGTCACGACGGGCACGTGGGCGCCGTAGTTGAAGGTCGGATAACGCCGCTGGTAGATGCGGGTCTCGATGTTGCGCCCCTGCGCGATGACGAAGGGGAACGCGGCCTGCGCATCAGCGAAGGCCTGACGGATGATCTGGTTCATAGTTCAGGGTTCCTTTCGCGAAGCGTTACGCCTGATGGCGCAAGCCAAGGCTGATCTGGACGATGGCGCCATCGGTGCCCGATTCTTCGAAGAAGGCATCGGGGATTGCGGGGTTGGCGCCCGTGTTGTCCGTGTTGGTGTAGCGGCCGGTTGCGGTCACATAGTAGACCGGGTCACCGGCAGCGACCGTTGCACCCGCAGTGACGTACATCGTGCCCATCGTCATGAAGGCGCCGGTGAAGTACTGCGGATAGGCGTCGGGATTGCTGGCGCTCGGCGGTACCGCCGGGTTGAGCACTGCGAGCCCGAGGAAGTCGCCGGTGGTGAGGATGGCAACGCCATGATTGCCGGCTCCCCGCTGTGCAGGTGCGCCGAACTTGATGCCCGCCGCAGTCTCAACAGTGCGGCTGACCTTGTTGCACTTCTCTTCGGAAGTTATCTGGCCTGCAAGCCCCTTCGCGGGAGCCGCGCCATAGGTGGTCTGGTAGGTAGCCATTGAAGCGCCTCCTTAGTTGGCCGCTGCAGAGGTCTTGCCGGCCTTCATGTCGGCGACCATCTGGGAATAGGCGTCGGTCACGACCTTGTCGGCGTCGCTGACCTGCGAAAGGCCCTGCTGCACGACGGTGCGGAAGGGATCGGCGCCGTTCTTGCTGGCATCCTCGACGAGCATGTCGAAGCGGGCGTCGATGTAGGCCTCCGACTTGTCGGCGACAGCCGCATCGCCGAGCTTGGCAACGACGACACTCTTGCGGATGGCCGCATCGGAAAGGCCTTCGGTCTTCACGTCCTTGGCGATCGTGTGCGCCTTGGTGATTAGATCGGCACGCGCCTGGACGCGCTTGTCGAGATCGGCGTCGGAAAGGATCTTGCCCTTCAGAGCATCAATCTCGGCATCCTTCTTCGCCAGCTCGGCATCCTTGGCGGCCAGAGCCGTCTGATGTGCCTTCTCGGCGTCGGCGAACTTGGTGTTGGCGTCGGCAAGGCGCTGCTGGAGCGTGCCGATCACCGTGGCACCCTGGTCGGTTACTTCAACCGGGATGCCATCGACGGTAACCGTCTTCAGGGTCATGATCTTGTCCTCTTTCGGTTTCTGATCACTGGTGAACGGGGCAGCGCCCCACGACCTCACACCGTCGCCGATGCGAGCTTCTGATCCGGCGCGGCCGCGCTGCACGATGGCGACGTGGTTGATCCGGATATCTTTCTGGATGGCGTCGTATTTCTCGCCCGCTGGCGTGGTGCCCGGCTCCCATGCGAGATCGCAGGTGTAACCGGCGGAGAGCTCGCGTTTGCCGCCCTCGATCTCGCTGACGGTAGCCCCGTCCATGACGATGAGCGGGATGCGGACGAATTCACCGTCGCGGGCGACCTCGTCGCCGATCTGGCCGACGGAAAGGGCTTTCCAATTATCGGCGGTGACGGCCTCGTCCGGATGGTCGTTTGTCACCGGCTTGTGCGCGTAGCTGCCGAGGCTGGCCTTGTCGAAGACCTGATCCTCGGGGCGGTAGACCTTCACCACCTGCATGTCGGGCTTGCCGACCTCGTGGCCGGCATAGACCTGGATGCCGGTGCGCGCGGTGCGCACGTCCGCAACAAGGTAGCCGTCGGCGGTCCGCCGCGTGCCCGCGATCGGTGCAAGGTCTGTGAATTTCATTGTGGTCAATCCTTGCTGCGTGCTACCCGCGATTGCGTGCAGGAGGCGGAATCAATGCAAAAGCTGGTGGACCTTGAGGAGCCTCAGATCTGGCGCGGCGCTATCTTCCGCGTCAAAGGCTCTCACCCTTACGAAGAGCTCGTCGACTTTATGGTCGTCGAAACGACTGACGCAGCACGCCCGCTTGGGATTATGGTGGCAACAGGTTATAGCGCGGGACACACGATCGTTCATCTTCCGCCGGAGGCAATCGTCTTACGAACCAAGTCCATTTCTACTGCTTGGCTAAAGGCAAACTGGTCGAAATGGGTTTATGAGTGCCCGGTCCACGAAGTTTTGTTTATGAGAAACTACGCAGCTTCGATCGGTGCAGCCGCAACAGCGTTAACCGCGTCGGAGTTGTCGTTCACCAGTATTGATCTTTCTTCTGATTTCTATGCCGAACCCTCCGGTGACGGCACGTTCGTGCACGGGCGCGTGTATCACATTGCCCGAAATGCGGACGGCGGATCCCTTTCCACACCCGTCGCGCGGTTTTACGTGACGCAACCGCGTCTGCCCGTGGAGGGTTACCACGAACACATGCGGCTCGATTGCTTTGTGAATGATCGAAAGCTCGTTCCTGAACCCGACAGACTTGCTCAGCTCCTGCTTCACGCGCTGGTTCGTCAACAGGCTATCTCTGAGCCGTTATGGCTGAGTTGGCACTATTCGGAAGAGTTAGCCGGGCAAAATTACGGAGATGTTTTCGACTTCGACTGACTGGAGACCGCCGCAGGAATGTTGGTCGAAGCGGCCAGGGCCTCGTCATCCTCCGGTTCCTGCTCGCTTAGCTTACCGTACTCCTCGATGGCGGCATCTAGGCCAGGCAGTGAGCCGTCTTCGATGAAGGTGTTGACCAAAGCATCGGAAACGGCCTCGCGCGGGATGATCTCCTGCCCGGTTCCGGTTCCGACCAATTGCCGGGCCGCATCGGCCTTCGTCTTGAAGACGTCAGCCTTTTCCTTCTCCGACATGCCCCAGAGCGGCGCCCACTCGTAATAGATGTCGGGGTCGCGTGAGCCGAGTGCGCTCCGGATAATGCATTCGTCGAGGCGGGCCATCGCCGGCGTCATCTCGACGGTCTGCATCGCCTGCAGGCGGTCGTAATAGTTGCGCAGGTCGCTTTCGCCGGTGGCGTTCATGCCGGCCGGCGACTGGCCGAGCAGCCGGGTAGCCGGAATGTCCGCGGCGCCGGACACGATCTGCAGGAACGACATGAGGACTTCGGGCAACGTGGCGAAGCTGGCCGTCTTCTGCTCGTATTCCTCTTCCTTGTCGAGCAGCAGGTCGCCGTTGATGCCCTTTGCCGTGGCAGCGAGCGTATAGCGCTCGAGGATCTTCGCCCGATACTCTGCGTTGCCGAGGTTCTGCATGAAATCCGGAATGCGGATCACGTTGACCTTCGCCTCGAAGACAAGACTGGCGATGTTCGCCGCGGTACCGTCGGCCTGTTTGATCGCATCGACGACCGACAAGAGCACGCTGTCGCCCCAGCCGGCATAGGTGGTCGTTACGATGTCTTCGTCCGGCTGCTGGCTGCCGTTGAAGATGACCAGGCGCGACGGGTGAATTTCAACCTGGGCGCCATCGGCGGAGTTCAACTGGTAGAGCTTCGGCTTGCCGTACCATTCCGAGGCCGGATCACGATCGATCTCGCCGGCCGTGAGGTGGCGACGGGTCATGACCGTGAGGTATTTCAGGCCGCCCTTCCCGATCCGCTCGACATCAAGCGGCGCCGTCAGATCCTGGTCGCCGGTACCGATGACCATCGCCGCGCCGCCCCAGAGCCGCGCCTTGATGCGGGTCTCCAGCAGCTTTCCCATGAGGTTCAGTCGCTTCTCTTCCGCCTCGATCGCTTCGATCTGCGCCTTCTTTGCCTGCCAGTCGCGCCAGGCACGGATGCTGTCGAACGCCGGAATGTCGACGATCTTCCGAGGGAGCCACGCACCGCGATACGCGTTGAGCAGCTCGTCGTCCGACAACATCGGCATGGAGTAGAACGTCGCTGCTGCCTTGTCCCGGCTAGTACCGAGGTTGGAAACCAGGTTCGTCAGGCTGTCGCGGACGAATGCAAAAATGCTGGTCATGTCCGCTCCTAGGCCGAAGAATGCGCTACTTGCAGGTGGCCGGCGGTTGTCGTATGCCGGCCTACTCGCGTGGATAGAACAGGATTAGGTATGCGACGTTACAAAGTGGCCTACGTTGGAGCGGTACTCGCCGTCGGTCTTGGCAGCGTCGCCGTTACCTTCGCCTATCCGGACAACGAGGTTCTCCTGATGGCGGTGGCCTACTGGGTGTTCGCCGTGCTGACATTTCCATTAGGCTTCATTGCATCAGCAATCGGCCTTGCCCTGCTGCATATGGGCCTCGCGACCCCCGCAGAGACAACGGTGGTCGTAACCCCGATGTTTGCTGTCCTTGGGTATGTCCAGTGGTGCCGGCTTTTGCCTGCGTTCTACGGAACCCGACAATGAGGCACTAAGCGCCCTCCCTGCTGGCTTCCTCAGATGTTGGATAGCGTGAAGCTGCCGGTTCTGGGGGCAAATGCCATCACGAAGGCGTCGGCGAGGTTCGGCGATGGGATGTCGCGCTTGTCGAGATCCTTCTTGCTTTCAACCTTTGACCGTCCCGAATTGTCGTAGTCCTTGCGCGGCGTCGAGAGTTCGTCGATCAGCCGATCGAGGTGATCGCACTCGCTCGATATCGCTATGAGATCGTCCGCTTCGAAGGCTTCTCCCCTTTCCACCGCATTGAAGGTGTTGCGGAACCGCCGCGAGACGCTCCACCAAGTCTGTGCCTTCAGGTTGGCGTAGAAATCCTTGTTCGTCGGAGACCGTGGGTCGTTAGGGTCGATCCGACGATCCGGATTGAGCACCGCGCCGCCGGCATTGAACTTGAAATAGTCGATCCGGGTGCCGAACTCCTCGTTCAGCGCCTGGAAGTGGGCGCCGGCGAAAGCCCCTACCCCGATGCTGTCGTAATCGATCGAGGCACCGAGCTCGCGGGCCAGAGAGTGAACCCGGCCCGCCGACTTGAGCAGCTCATCCTCGCGCGCCTTCCATTCGTCCACATGGGTCGCAAGGAAACCATGCGCAGCGACCGCGGCGTTCTTGTCCTCGCCGCTATCTGCCACGTCGAAGCCGACGCGCTTGCCGCCGGCCGGCTGGATGCCGAGCTTCTTGTGTGCGTCGATCGCCGCCCTGATCCACGACCGCTTGATGATGACCGCATCATCGTCTTCGAGCGGCTCGCCCAGGTAGATGTGGCGATACTCTTCCTCGTCGTCTTTGCGCTTCGCCTCGATGACCTTGAGGATGGTCGAGGAGAGGAACGGGTTTTCATTGTAGTTGATCTGCCGCTTGATCGTGTCCGGCGGCGTATTCGTGACGAAGCGGCGATAGACGAAATCCGTCGTCAGCCGCGGGTTGAAGATGATCCAGAACTGAGACCCTTCCTTGCGCAGCGTCGGTTCAAGGATGTCCCATTGTTCCTGGGTGAGGTTGTGCGCCTCCTCGATCCAGCAGATGTCGATGCCTTCGAGGGACTTAATCTCGTCGATATGGCGCCAGAGGCCATAGAACATGAACTCCGAGCCGGTCCGCTTATGCCGGATCGAGTTCTCAGTGATGATGAACTCGTTATCGAGGCTGAACCGCCCGATCTGGATTTTCAGAAGGGTGTAGACCGACTCCGCGATCTTGTTCTGAAACTGGCGGGCACACAGGACACGGATCCTGCATTGCGTCGCCAGGAAGATCGCGAAGCCGGCGGCGTCCCATGACTTCGAGCTCGATCGGCCACCATAAAGAACCCGGTTGCGCGCCGGGCTCAGCCAGAAGCTACGAAGTGCCGGGTTGAGGGTGGCCTTATCCTTCCGAGCCGCCGTAGAAGTCTGCGAGCGATCGGCCGCCGCTTGGTTCATCTGGTTCGGCATCGAGGTTATGCGCCTGCCTTTCGAGCGGGATCAAACGAGCGGTGATGCGCGAGAGCTTTTCGAGCAGGTCGCCCGGGCTTTCCTTGTCGCCGAGGCATGGGCCGTCAGGTGCAACGCCCTGCATGTATGTGGAAAGGCGCTCGGCGAGCACGCGCTTCAATCCGTGAAGCTGCTGCAGGTCCTTCCGATGGGAGGTGACGATGTTAAGGCCACGGATAGCAGCCCCTTCTATAATCTCGCTGTCCGACGCGCGTTGGGGCTGCGTACCATCCTGCGTACCGTCGGTGCGTACCAGCTTCTCGCGTACCGCCTGGCGGACCTTTTCGGCCAAGGCCCTTTGCCAACCTTCTGCCTTTGCTCGCTTCCGGATGGCGCCTTCAGTAATCCCATGCGCGGCAGCAATGGCGCGGAGGGAAATCTGGCCGGCGCGGTATTCGCGCTCGATCGCCTCCCAGTCGGCGCGCTGCTTATCGTCTTTGCTCGTCATGGCGGAGCCCGGCCCCTTGCTGAATAAAGATATGCGGAACCCACGCCCGCCCTTGCCACCACGCGTTGCGTTTGCATACGATCTAACCAACCCAAAAGGAGAGGACGCCGAATGAAACTGTCACAAGGTGAAAAACTGATATTGATGGCTCTTGCCGCAGAAAAAGATGGCAAAGACGAGCTCGACTTGGGCTTCATTCGCTCCGCGATATTGAGCGGCAATACATGGGCTCTCACATGGGAATTGTCGGGCATCCCGACCGACGATGTGGATCCTGCGATCGCGGAGGAAACAGCTGATATTCTTTCAATGTGGTCCTACATCGAACACAGCGTGCGCCAACTGCCAGCAGAGCAGAAAGAGAAGATCCAGAAGGATGCCTACCCGTTCAAGCTAGAATTCTCTGGTTTCGATGGGAACAACGATGCTCACTACGGGGTGGCGTCGTTCATGATCAAGGACATGGGGCGCTTCGAAGAGTTTCGGGACCGTCCGTTGAATTCCCACACCCAAAGCAGCCTCCCTTCGTACAGGAGGATGCTGCCGATCTACAAAGAAGAGATGCACAATAAAGGCTTTTCTTCGTCGAGTTCCTTGACCGCCGACAGCATCCTCAAAATCGTCATGCCCGAATAATGTCGCGGATGTGGGCGTTGACTGACGTTCCAACCTCTACCCTCTCCTGAGGGCACAAATTGAGACATAGAGTAACCCGGAAGCGGTTCAGAGTCGCTTCCGGGTGTTTTCCATAAGGTCAGTCCGCTAGCATCGTCGTCGGAGTTCGATGAAGCGGACGGAACCGGATGTCAGGTTGCGAGCGGCCACGGTCATGTGGGCAGTGGAGAAGCTACTTCGAAGGGCGATCGGCGCCGTCGTGTCCAGGGCTTCGCAGGTCAGCGCCGTCTTGGCGATGTCGACGACGGCTGGGGCCTGATGGTCATGCAGGACCGAGAGCGGAGCGTTGATGCCAGGATCGATGGGGACCGCGCCGGCGGTCGGCGTGATGGCAAGGGCGCAGGCAATCAGTGCCAGGCCGGCGAAGATCATACTTCGGTAGCGCATGCTCTTTCCTTTTTGCTAGTTGAAAATGGTTCAGACCTGATCGGCGCGCTCGAAGACCAGCACCCACCTGTAGGTGGTCTTGTAGACGGCCTGGAAAAGTCGGTAGCCCTTGGCGCGCCACTCGTTGGCGACACGATCGAGGTCGTCTTCTTCGCCTTCCACTTCCACAAAGCGGTAGTGCAT